CCTGGTAGGAGTCGTTATACCACGTCAAAACCTCGCGCTCACGAAGGTAAACCTTCCTTCGTGCCAATTGGTGCTTCACGGCACCTCTCAAAGCCAACTGACCTTTGAAAGGGGACTCAACAACAACACCACGACGTAGTGTAGTCGCAAGTAGGGCGTAATTATCTGCATCTTTTTTCTTCGATTGAGGATGCAAATAGTCCAGGTACAAACAGCCATTACTATCGTAATTAAACGATTCTAATGACAGTAGTGCCCCATCTCCTTCAACCCAAAAGGGCTGATAGAGCTGGTGGATCTCTTTTATTTTCGAGCGTCTACCGGACTGAAGCCTCGCTTCAGTGCGTAAGCGCTTGCGATTATAAAAGTCCAGTCGCGAGTCACAAATGTGTCTTGACTGGATCCACGGAACTAACGCGACATCATCGAGGCTAACCTCGCCACCCATACGTCGAGCCCATCGGAATATCCGATTGGCAAGACGAATAGAGGAAGGCCAATCCAGAATAACTTCTTTCTGGTAAAACGGGGTAACGTCAACGCCATCGAAATAGTGCTTACCGCACGACTCGTAGAACCGGCCCGTGGTATACGTTTTATCAACGTTAACCGAAAAGCCACAGTATACGAGTACTTCGATGAGTCGCTGAGCATGTCGTTTCCCTACGATGATATCATCGCCGTATACGGCGATCTTACTATCCGTATCCAAACCTTCGACTCTAACCACTGCCCAAGAAAGGGCGAAAAAGATCAGACTCTCGAGTTCGAATGTATAGCCATTACCCATCGCTGAGAACTTATGTAAATAACATGAGTCCCCTTCGATATTGATGGAGTGGGTTCGAAGGTCCCAAAGGACCTGAAACCACTCCGCAGGTAATAGTAGAAGGACGAGTTCGGAAGAGACGGTATCGCTCGCTGAAGCGAGGTCAATGGTTGCGTAACCGTCCTTATGGGCGATTGATGCTAACCATTGGTTCCTTGACTGATCGTCAAGATTGATACCGCAACGCTTCAACCGCTTGCGGATAATTCCGCCAACACCTTTTTGAAGAAAAAGGTTGAAGGTAGGTTGTATATCT